CTATATGTAATAGCAGTTTGAATTACTCCATCTAATTTTACTCTACAAGTAACTTGGTTATTTGTAGTATCAGTTTGTGCTGCTGCGGTAAGGTTTACTTCATATTCTCCAGTTGCAGAAACATCTAATTCTTTATCTGTATCGTTCCAGTTAAAATGAGAAGAATTAGATGATGTGGTATACATATTTGCACACGCAGAGGCAAAATTATATTGATCATCTGAATTTACCCCAGTTACATTCATACGAATATGAGCATAGGGCTGAGGGTAGGGCATCCCATTAACACTACCGCTTACATTAATCGAGCTTGTAAATGTAGCGTTACCATTAACAACAGCTGACCCACCTACATTAATTGAGCTTGCAAATGTAGCGTTACCATTAACAACGGCTGACACACCAACAGCTAGAGATCCACAAACATCTAAATCTCCAGTAACTGTTCCTACATTTAATGAACTTGCATTACCCTCAGTAATAGGATTACCTGAAGTATCAGTTACAGCAGATAGGGGGAGGACTGCCTCATATCCATCCGACCCATTCTGGATAAGAACCATAGTATCAATGGAATAAAGGCCCTTATTCTCTACTACAATAGAAGGTATAGAGGGCTCCCCACTAACTATAAATGGTCTTGCGTAACTATAAAGAGGGCTTCTCCTAGCATGAGTAGGAAAAAAATAGTTAATATGGCTAGTTATAGTTCCAATTAACATTATCTACCTCCCGTCAACATTCCTCCATTGGGGTAAGTATAGCTTGAATCACTCCAACTAGTGTCAGCCCCTGGAGCATTAATAGAAACTACGGAAAAGTGATTCCCTGCCGAAGTATTAGCGAGAGAGGCTTTTACCCAAGATAAATCAGTTTCATTTGTTGGGGGGCTACCTGCTGGGAAGTAACTCAAAATACTTGTAAATAAGGTAGTACCGTCAGGATAATAAAATCTAACTAAGATTCTCTGATTGCCCGTTTGTAAAAACCAAGCAGTATGAACCTTATTACCTAAAGCACCAGCGTAATCCCCAGATAGTTTAGCTCTTATACGCAATATAGGCGTTCCATCACTAAGGGATAGTACCCTAGTAGCAAAAGCTCTTTTTTTGCGTCTTACCCTAGTAGTAACACCCCTTACAGCTTTTACTCGTTTACCAAAATTTACAATAGCCATTATCGACCTGCACTAGCCATCCCATCCCTATTAGTATTGGCATTTTGAATTACCCCATAATTTATAGCAAAAGCCATCTCTCCATCAAACTTGTTAGTAATATTGATTGATTCTTGTTTTTGCCCATAATTAAGTGAAAAACTTACTTGAGATAACGAGCCACCAACATGTCCTGGGGCACCCGAAACTTCTGGATCCCCAGTAGCACTTAGATACATAGATGTTGCATTACTGCTTGGAGTAACATGAAACCATCCTGTTGCATCTCCAGATACGGGCTCAACAGAAACATAAGTAGCCCCCACCATACCTGTACCACTAGTTTCTGTAAGTTCAATATTCATAGTATCTGCTTGTGGAATAGATACTATTCTACAAAAAGGTTTGAGAATTTCTCTTCCTGCACTCATTATTCTTTTCCTCCGTCATCTGAGACTTCTTGGGGATCAGGCTCAAGTGAATCTCCTGAATTTAAATCATTAAGTAAATCTTCCATTTCCTTCATATACTTAATAAAATCATCTTTACTTAATTTTTGGTCTTTCAACTCCTCTTCGGATGCTTCCTCCTCAGAGTCTTCTTCTTCAGATTCCTCTTCCTCTCCCTCTTCCTCTTCCTCGGGCTTTTTCTCTGGCTCCTCAGCAGGAGGAGCAACATCATCATTATCTTCCCCCTCTGAATCATTTTTAACTTTAGCAAGTTTATCTTTTGTTTTCTTCTTTGCAGCATTAACAGCTTCTTGTAATTCTGCTAATCTTTCAGGAGTGGGAGAGAATGAAAAGTAATCTTCTAAATTAGAAGCATCAAGAAGACCTGAGTAGCCTGATTGTTCAAAGATTTGTTGAAGAACATCATTTACATCAATACTCTCTACGCCTGATTTTTCTTTTAACAGATTAGCAATTTCAGATAAAGTTTCTCTCTGAACACTACCTGAGGGGGATACTTTGGCTAAAGCTTCAAAAATAACTACTTGAGTATTCAAGAGGCTTCTAAAAGAAGGAGTTTCTTTGAGATTTTGGACATTAACTCCATATTTCTCATTGAGGACTGTTATAATCTCTCCCTTAACATCCTTCTTCATTTCAAAAATCTTTGAGGCAAACTTGCGAATATCATCCTTAGGAACTGAAACACTCTCGTTTAGGCTTAGTGAATTAGTAAAGGTGGTTACTAGCTGTTTTTTGGATACTAAGGCTAAGTAAGGAACTTCTGTAATGGCTTCTACTAAAGACTCAATAATAGTATCTTCCTCACCATAAATATTTCCAGCTAAAGACTTAATTTTCTCATTTGCAGCCCAGGAAACATCAAAATACTTTTTAGATTCAAGAAGTTCTTTCTTGATAAGTTCTTGTCTACAAATCATTTCGTAGATGGATTCATTGGATCCACCCTTAAGATGATAAGATTTACTTTCAAGAAGATCATCATAAGTTAGATGTGGGAAATCAAATGCCTGGGAAACTGTGTTAGAAAGTTTGGTAGCATTAATTACCTCTGGAACTTTGGTAATCTTATCCTTATTCTCAGTTAAAAACTCAATAAGGTTGGGGAGAATCTCGCTAAGTTTTTGGAAAGTAGAATCTTCAATAATTCTATTTTGAGGACCAAATTTATTAATTTTTTCTTGTAATTTTTCTTGAGTTTTATCAAATTTTAATCTAGTTCCCCAAGAATCAAGAATATTAGAGAAAGACTTATCAGCACCAGAAAAGCTATCCCCATGAATATTGGCAATAAAATCAGAAATCTGAGATCCAATAAATTTATCAAATTTATGATTATTTTGGAAAGTTTCCGTAGATTCTATATCAATATCTTCTAGGACTATTTCTGCCCCTATAGCGAATTTTCCGCTAATAATAGCGTTATTCTCTGTTACATAAGTAACTGTAGCATTTTCATCATCAATAGAAAACAACTCCACATTCTCTCGTAGAGATCGACCTAAGCAATCTCCCAATTTAATTAAATTAGAGACTTTTCTATCTCTGCTCTCAAAAAGACTTTCAAACATAATGGCTCCTTTAGTATAACCTTGTATCTTATATATCTATTTAAACACACCTAATTTTCATTATCTGTGTTTTCTCTATCAATTATTCGTTTCATAGCAATAAATTGCTTAGAAGTTTTCCCCTCTAATAGGGCAATCTTATTTTTTACTTTGTTTAAAGTAGAGAGTAATTCTTCTGAAGTGGGTGGGGTATTTTCTGCTGATTCCATGCCTGCTCCCTCTGGTGGGGGACTAGCACCCCCAGGAGCAAAGCTACCCCCGCCCCCCATAGCACCTCCAGCAGCCTGCCCCTCCTCTTCAAGGGCTTTCTCAATCTCATCAATCTCAGAATCATTGAGATTATAATATTCTTTGTAAATTTGACGCTTAGGAAATAATCCTGTTGAAATAACGGTACTAACAACAGAAGCTTTTATTTGATCAACATCAAGTTTTCTCTTAGTATACATATCGGAAGGATCAGGTAATTCAATACGCAAATCACGAATAAAAGATAAGGGAAAACCTTTTAATACCAAATGTCTTTTGGCTAAAGTTTCTAAACCAACTTCAATACTGTGCTGTATTCTACTAATAGTTCTAGCAAATTTTACATCTAATTGAGATAAGTTAGCTTTTCTTTCTGGAGACTTGTCCTTCTCTACAATATAATCCTTGGGGATTTTTAGGGCTGCTAGTAATTTATCTCGGAAATACTTAACATCTTCAGTCTCACCTAGGTTTTGTGCCCCAGGAAGAGTTTCAATCTTTGTCCCCTGCGTTCCTCTCATAGGAACAAAGAAATCCTCATTAATAGAAAGGGGGTTAAACCTCTCATCAATCTTACCGTTTGTAGAATAAAACTTTTCTTTCTTGAATTTTTGCTTTAGCTTTTCTACAAACATTTCAGCCTTTGTTGAGGGTAAATTTCCTACATCAACATAAAAGATTCTTCTCTCAGGTGCCCGCTCAATACGATACACCAACATAGCATCCTCCATTAGGCGTAATGATCTAAAGATTCTGTGGGCCAATGCAGCAATTGATCTACCATAAGGATAAAACATTGGGTCTGAGGTATGTAATCTAAAGTGAATAAGCTGATTTTTATCAAGAGAAATATATTTCGATTTCTCCATGCCATAAGCATTTTGCCCAAAAGCATCCCAAGCATTCTTATTAGGAATCTCCTGCAAGAAATCGGTCAAGTAACCATATTCATTTTCAACACGAACAATATAATTTGGATTTAAAACTTTTAGTCTCTGAATACCTTCCTTAGAGTTGTTTACATCTACAATAGTTTCAATAAAGCAATCACCATACTTAACCGTATTTCTGGTGATGTCCCAATACAGCCTATCAAGTTTAATTGTTTGGAACAGTTTTTCTATCTCTTCTACAACTAAAGAACTATCAGAAATAATACTCCACCTATCATTACGAATATTTCTCTGCGTACAATCATCAGCATAGATATCGAATGCAGCCCCAATCTCAGGGTATTCATCCATCTGCTCATATTCTTTATTTCTATGCTTTCTACTAACCTCAACCGCAGGGAAATGAGGACTTGACCTCATATGACCAAAACCCATACCCCCCGACTCAGGTTTAACTACATCACGATTAACTACAGTATCTCCACCTAGAGGATGTTGTGGGGTTGCCCCTGGCTTCTCCTGTTGGGCAACATATGGTTGGGCTTTTGTTGCAAAAAACTTTGAAAACCACCTGCCTAATCTACCTGTTGGGGAGAAGTACGAAGACCACCTACCTGCACTCCCCCCACCAAACTCTGTATAACCCTCTTCTAGGATATCTTCATCTTTTAGCTCATTAACCATTTGATTTCTTCTTCTGAGATTCCTCCATAAGTCTTAAACTTATATTTTGTTTGATTTGTAGGAGCTAAAGGCTTAATCTCCTTAGTTGTAGCTCTAATATGTTCCATAGGCGTACCTTCTGTAAGAGTATTCATTCCATGTACTATTAAAGCTAAACTCATAATAAGATCGTCATTTTTTCCTTTATCTGCCTGTGCGCGACCAGTCTCAGTTACAATAAAAGTATTAAACTCATCCACACACCTCTTAGAATTAATCTTTAATGAATTCATTCTAAGAGCTTCTTCCAAATTTGCTAATATAACATCACGATTTTTAGCAGTTAGTTGATAACCTGTTTGCCCTTTTTCATCAGCCCACAGATTTTCATACTCTAAAATAGTAAATAACCAATCAATTAGGTTATTTCCTATTGTATTTCGCTCAACCATAACATATGCAGTATTATATAGGCTGGCTTCTGTAGCTATAATCTTAGCGAACTCATTAATTGGCGTTTTATTTGAATAAAATTCAGCAACTTGCTCCCCATTGTACAAATTAATGATATGAAAGGCAGAATAATCCCTTCCACGCCCCAAAGAAACATCAGCGGCGAGGATATAATCATAATGAGGCTCAGGATCCTTCCAAACTCTCATTTTATTTCTATATTTTGAAATAAAATCTGAACTAATGGTTTCAGTAATGGATTTTATTGTATCCCCATCAATATAAGTATCACCAGTCCCCAAAAACTCCATCTCATATTCTTGTAACCAGCGTTTTATTCCAACATTATTTTTTGTTGTGGATTCCCAACAAGTTACATCGTAAGTTTCTTCCTTTTCCTGTAATTCTTCGTATAACCAGTCGTAATTTGGGTTATAGAAGTATTCTGGGTGGTCTTTCCAATGAATATCAATAGTATTGAAGTTATTTCTTTTCTCTGCTGCTTCAGTATACATCTGATGGTAGAAATTCCCAACACCATTTACCGTGGAGATAATAAATGCTCTACCCCCCGTACTAATAATTGGATATACAGCAGCCCAAATCTCGTCAATTTTCTCAATGAAAGCAGCCTCATCAATAATTAGTAGATACCCAGATAGGGATCTACCCGAAGTCTTCTTTGATGGACGAGAAACCACTTTACATCCATTCTTTAAGGATAAAATATGTTCTGTCCGTTTAAGAATTTCAGGTTGAAACATCGGAGGGAGAGAATCATACATCAGCTTTACCCTCTCTAGAGTTTCTGTAGATTCAGTATCACCAATAGAGAGGATAGGTATAGTCTTATTACTACCAAAAATAATGATCCAAGTAGCATAAGCACAAGCTAAGGTAGTGATCCCAGCCTGACGGAACTTGCGAATAATATTGAATCTATTAGTTTGTAATTTATCAACAATTTTTTCCTGGAAGGGGTATAAATCAAAGGATATTTCCCCCCTAAGTTGGTGAATAATATGGATATAGTTACTAATAAAGTACTTTGGATCCTCTTTACAGTGTTTAAATTCTGTAATTAGCTCGTCCTGGCTCATTTTTGTCCAATGTTTCAGGGGTTTTTCTTTTCTAATCATTCTATTATATTTTATGGATATCAATATTTATGCCCTTATATGCACTAGATCTAAAGATCTCAGCCCAACAGCGCAAAAATTAGTCTCATATTTATCTAGGGCTAATATCAAAGTAAAATTGATTGTAGGGGCAAAGTCTATCTATTCTGGTTATTCTAGAACTGTAAAAAAAATAAATCCTAATCCTAACGATATTATTATACTTTGCCACGATGATATTGAAATCATCTCAAGCCCAGAAAGTTTTAAAGAAGTTCTAATTAGTGAAACTTTGAAGCAAGATACTGGTTTTATTGGAGTTGCTGGAACAACTAAATTATCTGAATCTGGTGTCTGGTGGGATCAAAATTTATGGAAACAACAATATCATAGGGGTTTTGTCTTACATGGAAAAGATATCAAGACTTCTGCCTCAACTTATTATGGAGTATATGAAAGAGTTGTGGTATTAGATGGGCTATTCTTAGCAGCTACAGCAAAAACAATAGAAAAAGTAGGATTAGATAAACCAAGCTATTTTGAGGGAGAGTGGGATTTTTACGATATACATTACACCTACTCTGCACACAAACAAAAATTAAAAAATAAGACCGTACCTATCTTTATTCTACATAACTCTTTAGGAGAATTAGCTGGCAGAGATTCATGGCATAAAAATAGATTAGCCTTTATTAACCAAAATAAAACTAAATTTCCTATAATCTGCTAGTATATAAAAATATGAAACTACTACTACTTTGGATACTCGTAACTTTTGGGATTACTCTAATAATTACCACATCAGAACTATTTAATCCCCTTAGATGGACAATGAGAAAAATATCAGGATTCCTAGGAAGATTCTTCTCATGCCCCCTCTGTATTGGCTTCTGGGCTGGAATTTTAGCTAACTTCTTCTGGATGTCCCCAACAGAATATTTATGGAATATTACTTGGGGCTACGAACATATGATAACAGACGGATTGCTGGGAGCTGCTTCCAGTTGGTGCTTATATAAGTTTTTTACTAGAATGTAGGATCTACTTGGCTTCCACCAAGTAGGTAGTACCACTAGCATCAGATATTTTGAAAAATGGCATTTTTTATTAGGGTAACCTCTAACTTATATAGTCCTCAAATGTTCAACTGCATGACAGGTCGGACATAATAAAACACATTTAGATAACTCTATATCAATCTCAGAAATACTACGAGTAGAAGGTCGAGATAATGCAAACACCTTAGCTCCAGGATTCAAATGATGATAATGTAAAACTTCAGGATACTCAGAAAAACCACAGTTCATACAAACTCCAACAGCCATCTTATATTCACGAATATAACACTTATTTTCTTCTACAATGTTCTTTCGAGGCTTAAGTAACCCCCCCTTGTGATAAGACTGATTATACTCTGAAACTCTTTTTTTGTTGGATTTTCCCCACTTTTTTTTATACTCGCTCTTACAAGCTCTACAATAAACAGACAACCCATCCTTCTTGGCGCGGTCTATAACATATTCTGAACTGGGTTTGAGTTCCTCACATTTGCTACAATTTTTCATAATTTTTTTAGGGGCTACTGTATTATATAGAAATTTTTAGA